GTCGGCGGGACCGATGACGCCCGACAGCATCATGCCGGAGTCGAAGATCTGGCGGTTCGAGCGCATCGCGCCCGCAGCCGTGTCGATTGCCAGACGCGCGGATGCAATCGGTGACAACCCGCTGAACTCGTCAGCCGGGTTGTCGTATTTCAGCCAGATCACGTCGGCAGGGTCGAACGCAATGGTCTTTCCCTGATCCTCGTAGAGGTACCCCTTGATGTACCTGACCGGGTCCGGCACGACCGTCATCTTGGACGGGTTCGCCCACCAGATCTCCCGTGGTGCGGATTGCGCCGCAGTGCGCCCCTCGACGCCGTTCTCCAGAACCCAGAACGCCTGCCCGTAGGTGCAGAGTGACATCTCGGTCATGCGTATCAACCGGCGGAATGTCCAATACCCGTTTATCGAGCGCATCAGGTCGTACAGGCGCCCTGATGTCACCTCGACGCGTTCGCCGTTCGTGGCGCGCTTGTAGATCTTGAGGTTCAGTTTCGCCAGGTTCTTCGCCCGGATGTTGGAACAGGCGAACACCGCAGCGTTGGTCGCCGGGTAATCGCCGTACGCGGCTGGCGCGTACCGCTCCTGATCGTGCCCGTAGGTCGTCTCGAAAGTGTCGACGGTTGCCGGACCCAACCGGAATGCCTTCGCGATGCGGTCGCGCCACCTCATACCATCACCCACTCGCCACCGCCGAGCATGAGATCGGTCAGCGCCCACACCAGCGCGTCCAGCCGGTCAGGGGATTTCGCAGCGTCCGCGGTGTACGTCGCCATTTGGTCCTCAAGGTCAGGGTACACGCCGACGTGATGCACGCGCCCCTGTTCGTACAACGCCGCCACCGGCTCGGCCCGTGCCAGTTTGCCCCGGCTGGCCCTGACACTACGATACGCGATATTCGCGTCGACCGTGCGCATGACGGTCTCGACAAGGTCGCCACCGTTGTTCGCCTCGGCGATCAGCCGGTCTGCTCCGAGGTCACGATACCGGCGGACCGCCTCCCGCGCCCACGCATCCGGTGACGCGCGCAGCGTGTAATCCCCGATCACGTACGCGTGCCCGTCCTCGCCGAGACCGCAGGCGACGATCCCCGTCATGTCCGCATCCTCGCCGGACGTGACGGCCGGGTCGACGGCGACGACGACGCGCCGGAACGTTGGCGCGTGGCGCACGCGGTGATCGTCGATCATCGCCCGCGTCCACAGCGCGCCTGGCGTGTCCTCAAGGAGTTCGGCGTACAGTTCCTGACGTCCCATCCGCGTGCCCTCGTATTGCCGTCGGATCTGCGCAAGGAACGCCTCCGGCAGGTTCGATGCATTGTCGAACGTGGACCCCGTGGTGACGACGGTGCCGGGTGCGGCGATCAGGTCACGCAGGATGCGCGTCGGCTTCGGCGTCGTCGTCACGACGGCACGCGGATCGGTGCCAAGACGCAGTCCGAGTTGCAGCATGTCCCATGCTTCCGGGTAGCGCCACGCCGCAAGTTCATCACACCATGCGGCGTCGTGTTGCGGCCCGCGCAACCGGTCCGGCTCGTCGGCCGAGTACGTCGTCGCCATCGCGCCGTTCGGCCACCGCAGGCGACGCTTCGACGGCTCGTACTCGGGTCGGTTGCCTGGCGGTGCGACGGCAAGGATGCCCGACTCGCCCTCGACCATGACGTCGCGCGCATCGGCTGCGGTCGCGCCGACGATGGCGACGCGCTGTCGCCCGTGCTGTTCGACCTGCGCGCGGACCCACTCCGCGCCGGTACGCGTCTTGCCGAAGCCTCGGCCCGCGAGCACCAGCCACGTCCGCCAATCGGTGACGGGTGGCTGTTGGTTCGGACGTCCGACGATGCGCCACTCCCGGCGCATTGCGCCGAGGTCCGCGTCAGTCCGCGTCGCCTGTTGCAACACCTGGCGTTGCAGGTGGCGTGGCAACCGTGCCAGCCTCTGCAACGGTGAGAGCGTCGAGGAATCGGTCAACGTCAAGACGGATTGGCCCTCCACCGGGTCCGCTTAGTTCGACCTCGGTCTTGTCGGTGTAGCCACGTTTGCGGCCCATCTTGCCGAGGAACCAACGCACCTGCTCGGGATGTCCATCCGCGATCAGTTTGGCGTTGGCGCGTTCGGCCACGTCAAGCACGCGCTCGCGTTCATCGTCAATGATCTGCTGGAGCGCCGGGTACCGCGTGATGTACCGGCGCACAGTCATCGGATAACAACCGAGGTGCACTGCGGTGTCGCTGATAAAACCGCCATGCGCACGCAAGGCGTCCGCAACCTGCGTCATTGTGTACCGCTGCTCAGCCATTCATCATGCCTCACATGGATCATCGCATAAGCACAAACAATCACGTCAACGGTACCACGCTGACCTCGACGCGTGGTGCGCGCTTGTCCTCGTACCGTTGCGCGTGGATCTCCGTGACCTGATCGTCATCACGGTACGCGATGCCGTTGAGCGCGTCGAGGGTAGCCTTCAGGATGTTGTCGAGATCCCCCCGCCGGCGTGGGCGGTACGCATCGAGGAACACCGCCACCGGCCCGGTGACCGGCGTGACGCCTTGCACCATCGCGATCATCCGCACCGCATGCCGGAATGCCAACGCCTCCGGCGTCAGCGCCAGATGGCCCCGCGCCCGGCGGCGGTACATGTGGTTGACGGTCGGTGGGTACGGCAACACGAGCGTGATCATGCGCGTGCCATCGCGTCCGGCATCGTGCGCCGGACGACGATGTTGGCGAGTACCAGCACCTCATCCACGCCGATCCTCGACAGGTCCGGCATCGCCTGGTGCGACACGAGCACGTCGATGTACGCGCACGCTGCGGCCTGCTCCTCGTCCGTCGGCGTGCGTGCGCACAGTTTGGCCGCTGCCTCCCATACGTCAATCGCCAGCGCGGTGCGGTGCACGTACGTCACAGCGCCACCTCCCACGTGGACCGCGGGCACACGAACCGGATTGTCCGTGGCGCGCCGGACGTGACGCTGTCGCCCGGTTCGAACGCGTACGCGACAAGGACGAATGAGCGCCACTGGTTGGCGTTGCCGAGTTCCTCGTCCTCCGCGTCGGCCTGGCGGATGGCGTCCCACAACTCCTCGGGCGAGCCGAGATCCGGACGCGGTGGGTAGATGATCCGGAGTTCGCTCAGCACGTCGTCCGTGTTGACCTGCATCGTGACTCCGCACGGTTGCGCCCTGATCCACACGACCAGTCGCGCTGGCAACCCGAACCCGTCGATCAATGGCATAGGTCGTACCCCCTTTGTGACGCGACGGCCTCGAATGTCCTCCGGCCACGGAACAGCGCGTGACGGATGCCCCGGCCGGTCTTGCCCTGGCGCTGCGCGGACTCGACGCTGTTGAGTCCCGCCAGCATCGTCCGCACGCATCGCGCCTGGTACGCCGTCATCATGCCGAGTGCCTCATTGACTATTGACGCGACCTCGTTGCCGACCGCGCGTGCATGCGGGTCGGTGGCCGGTGACGCCTCGAAGTGCGGGTCCGTACGGACCGCGTCGCCGGACCCGTTGACGGTTCCGTGATCCAGCATCCCGTCTGGCGCCAGGCTGACGTGACGCCGGAACCGCGCACGGTTCGCAAGGTCCAGAACGGTGTTGCGCGCGATCATGTGCCCCCACGCGCGCAGCCCGTCATGACGTCCATGACCGGGTCTGCGCTCCACCGTCGGTAGGTTTGCCCACACTTTCGTCCAGACCGTTTGCACGCAATCCTCGGCGGACAGCGCGTCGAGCGTGCGCCCCTTCATCAGGCGGTGTACGTGTCCCGTGACCTCGCCACCGAGATCGTCGTACAGCGTGTCAAACGTCGCCTGCACATCGTCGATCAGCACCGGCGGTACGCCCCGCAAGTGCACTCGCGTGATCCCGTCACACGCCTCTCCCGTTCCGTGATCCACAGTCCGCGCAGGCGGTCCGCATCGAACAGTGCCCACAGTGCGATGGCCAGGAGCAGTCCCAACATCGCCATTTCCAACCCGATCGCCAGCCAGTACCCGGTCATTGTATCCCCCTGTGTAATCGGTTCCCACCTTTCTAACGGACGTAATGTCGAGTGGTTGCGGTTGGTTGGTTCCCAAAAAGTACGGCGGGTACGGCGGGTTTAGGGGTGTTTTGACGTAAAGTCCCTACGTGAAATAAAAAACCTAGCACTTTATGGCAAAAAGGGTCTAAACCCGCCGTACCCGCCGTAACCCGCCGTACCGTCATCACCTCAACAATCCGATCCCGCGCCATGCACGCGCACCGTGTCCGGTCTTGTACGACGTCATGCCACGCTCCCGTAGCGCGTTGCCGAGCGCCGTCGGCGTCATCGGTTTCTCATTGGCCTCGGCAGCCCACGCGTTGTACGCCTTGTGCAATTCGCCTGCGAGCGCGGTCGCATCCTCATCCACGGTGCACCGGCCTTCCATGAACCCCCCGAACCAGTCCGAGTCCTCGCGGTACGTTGCGCCAGCC